CGTAGCCGTAGATGAACTGCGGGCCGCCGTCGCCGTTCGCGCTGCGGATCTCCGGCGGGAACCGGGTGAACCGGCGCTCCGGGATGCCGTCCGGCTCCGTGATGCCGAACGCCGCGCGGTTGTCGCCGGTCACGGTAATGCCGAAGCGCTTGCAGGCGGCGAGGATCTTGCTCATCGCGTTCTTGCCGAACGGGCTCTGCGGGGCGCGCGACAGGGCATTCCTGGCGTGCGCCTCGTCATGCACAGGAAAGTGGCGCTTGCTCCTGGGCATCGTCTTTCCCGCTGCGTCCTTGGTGCCACCGGGCTCGATGTAGGCAAAAGCAGAGTCCGGGAGGTCGTTAATGGCACTGGCTGTCATGGCCGTCCTGGTATCGGTCATTGTTCGAATGCCTTTCTGAGTCGGCCACTTCCTGTAAGGTCGCCGCTTCTGGCTTCATGCATGTGATCCGAGCCCAGGTATTCACATAGAATGAAGTTATGACAGGGGATCCGTGCCGCAATTGCGGCGAGCCTGTACCGCCGTACAGGACCGTGTTCTGCAGCCAGGCATGCCAGGACGAGAAAAACAGCAAGCTGGGCGCAGAGCACCCGCTGTACATTCCGGGCAAGTCCTGCCTGATCTGCACCGGGCCGATACCGTGGCGGCCAGGTATCGCCAACCGCGAGAACGCGAAATTCTGCGGGAACGCGTGCAAGTTCGCCTGGCAGCGACAGCCCGAGAACGCCCCCAACTACACGGGCGCCAAGCAGCCCGCAACCTGCCAGGCCCCCGGCTGCGGCCGGGAGTTCAGCTACTACCCGTCCGTGCAGCCCAACGCCAGTGCATGCTCCCCGGCGTGCCGCAGTGCGCTGCACTCCATCAAGATGACCGGGCGCCGGCCCAGCAACGGCGTTTACACGAGCCCGGCCACGTTCCGCTACATGATCCGCCGGGAATTCCGCGACCGGTGCGCGATCTGCGGCTGGGATGAAGCGCCGTGCGACGTCGCGCACATCGACGGCCGGAAGGACGGCGGAGCAGCCACGCTGGACAACGTGACGATGCTGTGCCCGAACCATCACCGGATGTTCAACCTCGGACTGATCCCGGCCGAGGAGATCAGGGCCACCCGGGTAAACGTGCTGAAGCATCAGCTATCACCCCTGTGACCGTTTGATGACCCATTCATCCCGGACAGCACCAGTTCGCGCCGGTCCGGGATCCACGCCCCGACGAACTCCGGCGGACTGGCCTGAACACGCGCCCGAGCCCTCCGGCGCGCCTCCAGGAAGTCGAGGATGAGCTGGGCATCCTCGCGTTCGTCTCGCGTCCCGTAATGCCGCTGGGACGCGATGATCTGGCCGAGCTCCTGTTCCGCGGACGGCACCTGCGGGGTCGCCCCCGGTGTCGGCTCCGCCAGGCCGGACTTGGCCAGCTGCTGCAGCTTGTCGGCTGCCAGGTCCATCTCCAGGTCGATCGACGGCTCCATCGACTTCGGGATGCCGCGGATCGACCGGGCCATGGCCACCATGACCTCCAGCGGGATGAACTCGTTGCCGGCCCCGCCGGGGATCGGCTCCAGGTCCTCCAGGTCACGGATCTCATCGACGCTGCGCAGGCCCATCTCCCGCTGCGTGTGGTAGATGTCGGTCCGGGTCTTCAGGTCCGTCTTGAGCAGCGCGTCGCTGTTGAACCGGCAGTACCGGTTCTGCGGCAGCAGCTGGAAGAACGCCGTCTCCAGCCGGACGAGCCACGGCCGCAGCGCCTCGATCACCTGCAGCGTGCTCTGCTCCACCGTGTTATAGGTGAGGCTGTCGCCCCGGGTGCCGCCGATGCGGTCGGGGGGCAGGTTGAGGATCGAGGCGATCTGCGTGGCGTTCATCCGTATCGCCTCGATGAACTGGCTCTCCGAGGGCGGCACGATCACCGGGGAGTACTTCCAGTCGCGGCCGTAGACCAGCGGCTCGCGGCGCCGGATCGTGGCGGTGAGCATGGACCGGATCTCCTCGGCCTGCTCACGGCTGATCTCAATCTCAGTGTTCTCAAATGTCCCAGGAGGAAATCCGCCCGCAAGATACCAATCCGTCCCGTATCTCTCAGCTTCCAATCCTGAAAGAATGGTCAGGGCGAATGCGCGCAGCGGGGAGATGCCCTCGATCCGGCCGGGCAGGCTGAACGCCTTGACGTGGAACAGCTCACTGCGGTCCATCGGCCGGCCGTAGCAGTAGATCTGGGCGCGCAGCGGGTTGAACGGCTGCATCTCGTCCTGGATGACCATGACGTCCTCGGGCGGCATCCACTCGATGGACTGCGGCAGCCCGTAGCCGTCCCGGCTGGTGATCAGGCCCCAGGCGTTGCCCTGCAGCAGCAGGCTGGACATGGCCATGAACAGCCAGTCGAACAGGGTGCCGTCCACGGAGGGGTGGTCGAAGATGGACGGCCCGGTGTACCGCTGGGTGCGCTGGTCGCCGCTCGCGGGCGGCTTGACGTACAGCTTCAGCGGCAGCGCGGCGCAGGAGTTGGCGAGCAGGGACACGCCGGAGTACAGCGCCGGCAGCGCGAGCGCCCGGTCGGTGCCGAAGAACGCCCGGCTCGGGTGGACCGGCCCGCCGGCGTCGAACCGCCAGTAGGGCGAGTCCCAGGGCCGCCAGGGCACGCCGCCGATGACGCGCTGCTCGGCGCGGCTGGACTTGATGCGCTCGATGAGACCCGTGGCCGGTCACCCCCTCCCGGCGAAAAGGGGGTGCAGGGCAGAACCGCTGGCGCGGCAGGATGGGCTGGCGCCCTCGAACGGCTCCACGGACCTGGAGCCTCCCCTGCGGACGGTACGGGCTTACCCGGCTCCGTTCGGCCGCGGGCGATGGACTAAGCCAAGGTTACGACGGGTTAACGCCTTCGTGCCAGCCGGGCGGCTGCCCTTTTCGTCTCCGGGCTCGATCCGCATGCCGGTACTGCCGTTCTCCGCCCGGTCGGCGAGCTGTCTCACGATCGCCTCCGCGAACGCCCGGCGCCGCCCTTCCGGCTCGGGCATCAGGAAGTACCGGGCCTCGTCCGGGTTGCACGCCACCAGGTACTGGATCGCGAACTCGAGCTCGCCGGCCAGCACCCCGGCCGGGATGATGACGCGGCGCCCGGTCACGCTTCCACGCTGACCGCGGTAACCGTCAGCTCCGCCTGGCCGCTGCCATCGGCGTAGCACAGCTTCCCTGTCTCGGTGACGGCCGCGGCCACCTGGTCGGCCTGGCCGGTGTCCGCGCACTCCAGCCGGATGATCACCGCGGGCATAACGGCAGCTCGCCCTCGGAGAAGACGCCGTGCGCCTCCAGGTGCAGCACGTCACCCGGCTCCGGCTCGGCCTCCTGCTCGCGAGCCAGCCGGGCCTGCTCCCGTTCGGCCTGCAGCACGCGCAGGGCGCGGGTGTAGTTCTCGCCGGTCTCGGCCATGCGCGCCCGGACCGCCCGTTTCAGGTCGCGGTTGGTCATCAGCCCTCCAGCTCGCACGGCGGCAGGTACCACCGCGCGTCGTCGGCGAACCAGGTCCCGTCCGGCGCGCGGAACACCGCCTCATCATCGCTCACCGGGTCCTCCCGCGCCAGCTCATCGAAGTCCGCCTGGAACCAGCCGGGGGATTCTCCGGCCGGCCGGACATTCACGGCTCCGGCGGCCGGGCCGAACAGCTCTCTCAGCCGCGCGCACTCCGCCTTGTACCGCTTCTTCTCCGCGGTCACCCGGTGGCGGTGCTCCAGCAGGGCCAGGTGCCAGGCCCGGACCGCGTCCTGCCCCGGGATGACGGTGCCGTCCCCGCACACCAGGCCGTGCTCCGGCAGCGCGGTCACGGCCGGGCCGCCCGGGCCTGCAGGTACCGCCGGAACCGGGCGGAGTAGAGCCGGGACTTCCACCCGCCGCGGTGGCCGCAGTGCCGGCACCGGATCCGGTTCCAGTTCCGGGACTGCACCGGGGTCACGGCGCGGTCCCCGCCGGGCCGGCCGCATCGGTCACCACCGCGCTGCGGACCCCCAGCGGCCGGCACGTGGCCAGCAGGCTCAGGATGCGGGCCAGGTCATCCTGGCTCGTCGCGTCGTCCAGTTCCACGATCAGCTGCACGCCGCCTCCCGGTCGCCGGCTACCGCTTCTTCTTGCTGTCCAGGTTGCTCGGGCTGCCGTCCGGTGTCCAGCCGTGCTCGAGTCCTTCCAGCAGCCGGAACTGCTTCACCGCGGTGACGTGATCGAGCGGCCGGGTGCTGGCGAACTTACCGGTATCGGTGTTCTTGACCTTCTCCCCGCCGTCGACCTTCACGATCTCGTACGGCACGATCCCTCCTGGCTAGGCCCGGGACGGCGCCGCCTGCGGGACAGACGGCGCCGGGTGCCGGGCGGCGCGGATCGCCTCGGCCCGGGTCATGATCTCCTCATCGGTCAGGCCGCGCCCGTTCCAGTAGCCGTACCGGGCCGACGCGCCGCAGAACGCCAGGCCGCGCCAGATCCCGCCGATGACCCAGCCGATGCCGAAGAACAGCCCGGCGATCGCGGTCATCAGCACCCGGCCCGGACCGGGCGCCTCGCGGGCCGTCCGCTTGATGTCCTCCATGGGCAGGTGCCGCTGGCGCGGTACGGCCTGCAGTGTCGTGGTCATGATCTCCTCGCGTTCACTTGCTCTTGCGCGCGTGCTCCGCCTCGGCGGACTCCGGCTCCTGCTTGCCGGCCTGGTTACCGGACGCCGGCACCGTGCCCCCGGCGTCTTCCGGCGGTACCGGCGGGTCCCCGGCCAGCGCGGCCTCGTCCGGCATCCGGGACTCGATCTCGGCGGCTTCCTGCGCGGCGACCTCCTCCGGCGGATGCTCGGCCTCCCACTGGCTGTCGGGCACGCCGGGGTGCTCCTGCGCGGCCCCGGTGTCCTTGCTTTTCGCCATGGCTCCTCCTGTTATCCGACTGACTTCAGCGGGTCGTAGCTGTACCGCTTCCTGTTCAGCCCCCACAGCGCGTCGGTAGCGCTGGTGACGGGGGTGATGTCCGATTCGCTGTCCCGGCGGGACCAGGCCCGGCCGCCGTCGCCGACGTCGCGGGTCTCGGCCGAGGCGACGGCGCTGTGCAGCCCGGGGGCCTGCTCGCGGCCCAGGTGGATCAGCCGCTGGTGCGGGTCCGGGTGCCGGGCGGTGGTGACGAACAGCGCGAACGCCGCGGCCTCGTCGGCTGAGCTCATCGGGGTGACCTCGATGCCAGCCTGCTCGAGCGCCGGGATCAGCGAGGCGGCCGGGCCGTTCTTCGGCACCACGACGGCGGACGGCTTCCAGGCCCGCTTCAGCCGCAGCATCTCCGGGACCACCCATTTCACGCCTTCGCGGTGGCAGCCGCGCGGGATCTCCACCACCGGCCGGGACGGAGCCCTGCCCCCCGGGTACCGCGGCGCCGGCACCGGCTGGCCGCTCTCGATGGCCCACCGCATCATCGTCATCATCTCGGCGTCCGCGACGGCCTGCTGGCCCGTATCCGGCGGGCGGTACCAGGCGGCGGCGATCGCGGCCGAGCTCATGTCCGGGTCGACGTCGATGGCGAACACGACCGGCCGGGTGGCGCCGCCGGGGTCGGCCATGATGCAGGCCTGCCAGGATTCCTCGCTGATCACGGCCCAGGCCTCGTCGCCGGCCGGCCAGTCCCCGACGCCGAGCCGTTCCCGGTCGAACGTGGTGCCCAGGGTCATCGCGCCCAGCTCGTTCGCGATATGGTCGGCGGAGATCCGGATGCCGAGGGCGGGGTTGGCCTTTGCCCAGGAGCGCGGGTCGTCGCGGTCGTCGTGCAGGGCGCAGACGATGTACCGGTTGGTCTTCCGGCCGCGGACCTCGTCGCGGGGGCAGGTGTCCAGGTGCGGGTTGATCGACCACTCGGCGCCCATCAGCCTCGGGTCGCGCTGCAGCACCCGGCGGCGGACCGAGGCCAGCTGGATGGAGTCCTTGTAGCCGGCGCTGGCGGTGTAGATGACCTGCGGGTTCGGCACCGCGGACAGGGTGGGAAGCGAGGCGCCGACGACCTCGTCGGACAGGATCATGGCCTCGTCGTAGACCACCAGGTCGGCGGTGAAGGCGCGGCCGGAGCCCCTTGACCTGGCCAGGAACCGGAGCCGGCCGGCGACGTTACGGCGGATCCGCTTGCCGCCGGAACCGAAGATAATCGTGGACTTCGGCTTGAGCTCGATCGCCTCGTCACCGTGGGACGTGGTGACGGCCTTGACCCGGCGGCGCAGCTCGTCGTACTCGGTAACGACATCACGAACCCTTCGAAAATGTTCAGCAGCAGCTTTAAATTCGTGGGCGGTATGAATGATCATACGTTCGGAAAACAGGAAAAGACCTGCGAGTTCGCGTACTTCCAGGCAGGTGTTCTTGCCGTTCTGCCGGCTGAGGACCAGGTAGTTCTCGAAGCTGGCCCAGCGCCCGTCCGGCTTGGTGCCGCACAGCTCGATCAGGAAGAAGTCCTGCCACGGATCCAGGTCGTAGCCGAAGTTCCGTGCCCAGCCGAGCATGTCCGACGAGGTGTACTCGCCGCACCCGGACTGGTACGCGGGATCGGCGCAGGCGGCACAGCCCTGCGTCTTGGCCCGGTGCCGCGGCGGCGCGGTCCAGAACCGGGGCGCCTGCGCGCCGAGCGCGTCGGCACCGCGCAGCACCGTGCCGTCTGGCAGCCAGACGTCCGGGATGATGGACAGCGCGGACATGACCGGAGCCGGGGCCTCCTGACGGGGATGGGAGGTCCCCGGCTCCGCGAGCGGCCACGGGGGCAGTCGTGCCCCTAAGCGTAGCGCTAACTCCGCAGACGGAGCAGGCCCCGCACGGCTGGGGGGATAACCTGTGCGGGGCCTGCAGCCGGCTATTTATAGACCGCGGCCTGCCGGCGCGGCGTCCGGGGCGCTAGGCGGCCGGGTGCACGGGCACCGCCAGGTAGGCGATGTCCTCGGCGATCTCCTCGGAATTGGTGACATCCGAGAAGTAAACCGGGTGGATCCAGGGATGGTCGGCGGCGAGCTCCAGGTACTGCTCGTACGCCTTGCGCGCCTCGCCGCCCTCCTCGCCGTAGATGCAGGCCAGCCAGGCCTCGTCCCAGTCCTTGTGGTTGCCCAGCGGGGTCCTGGCGGACACCTTGTCGTCCAGGACGGGCGTGGCGTCGGCCAGGTACCTGCGGAACGCCTTCGCGTCCTTGAGCAGGCCGTCCGTGTGCAGGATCCGGGCGCGCTTGGGCCGCTCGGCGCGCGAGCGGTCGCCGAACTCCTCCATGAAGTGCTCGTCAGCCGCCGCGACGGCGGTCATGACCTCGGTGCCGCCGTGTGTCGGGATGCCGTTCTCGAAGTACTGCGGGTACATCCGCAGGAAGTGCGCCCAGCGCGCGTCGAAGGTGTCGGGGCCGGCGTCGATGATCAGCTCGCCCTCGCTGTCCCGCTGATCGGAGAACGGCAGGTGCCGGTTGCTGAACGGCCAGATGGCCACCCCGCCCGCTCCGCTGCCCGCCTCTTTCGCGGCCTGGCTGTCCAGCGCCGCGAACGGCACCGTGACCAGCTTGACCGAGGCGACCTGGATGCCCCAGGTACTGACGTTCTCGTCGCTGACCCAGGGCCACGCCTCAGACGGGGAGACGTCGACCAGCTCCTCGGGCTCTACCTCGAGGCCCTTCCCGTCCGCGCCCTCGCCGTCGAACAGCGGGGCCATCTCCTCCCGGTTGGTCCGGCTCCTGCCGCCGGTCGCGGGCTGCTCGCGCGTGATGGTGAACTGCATGATCTTTCTCCTGTCCCGTTTCCTGTTCTTGTTCCTGCCCGGTGATACCCGGGCCTTCCGTACTCTAACGGCACCCGGCCAGCTCATCGTGCCGGCGCGCTCATGGTGCCCTCATCGGGCCGATTTCGGCGAGGATGCCCTGGACCTTGCCGATCACGGCCCGGCGGCGCTCGTTCTCGGCGGCGATCGCGGCTTCCAGCGCGGACCCGAACGGGCGCCCGCGCCGCTTGCGGTGGTACAGCAGCTCGTTCCATTCCGCATCGCTCAGCGGCCGGGGGTTCGGATGCGCGCACCGGACGCACAGCGGGGAACGCAGGCCAGGATGGCCGTAGAGCGTGTACCAGTGCCGTTCGTGCAGGGCGTCGCAGCTCATCGCGGCTACCACCCTGCCAGCCCGTAGACCAGCGTGAGAATCCCCGCCAGCACGACGTAGAGGCCCAGGACCCCGGCGAACGCCGTCGCGAGCACGGCACCCGGCTTGCCCGCGCGCAGGTTCCGCGCAAAACGCCTGCGGGCGCGCTGTGCCCAGCGCCGGGTCTTCAGCTGCGCGCAGGTCAGGCAGATGCCGTTCACAGCAGGTTTGCCGTCTGGAGCAGCAGCTTGGCGGCCTCGAGCCGTTCCCACTGGTCCGCGTCCGGCGCGCTGCCGTTCTCGTGCCAGCGGCGGGCCAGCGCCCGGTACAGCTCGCGGGCCGTGTCGCCCATGAAGCCCTTCGGCTTGTGCTCGGTCATCCAGCGCAGCGCCTCGTCGGCGGACGGGAAGGTGACCCCGCTGGTGGCCGGAAGGGCCTTCCAGCCGGTGTACTGCTGGCCGCGCCGGGCGACGCCCCACCGGTCCAGGTCGCGCAGGGCCTTGAGGGTGAGCGCGACCGCGCGGACGTTCGCCTGCCAGCCGGGCGGGTCACCCGACCACTTCGGCTCGTAGGCGTCGGTGGCGTACCGCATCGGGCCGTACGCGCCGGACTCGAATGAGATGATCACGCCCGGGTGGGACTCGCGGACGCGGGCCAGCGGGCCTCTCCGGTCGGTCCGCAGGTCCCAGTCGGCGAACCCGGCCTCGATGACGACCACGCTGGCGACCGCCAGGTACCGCACCTCGTCGTCCAGCAGCTCCAGCGTCGACTTCCAGAACGACACGTCCCTGACGTCGGCGTCCCTACGGCGGCCCGCCTGCTTGAACGCGCCGCTGCCCCGGCGGGCCTCACTGGGCGTGTCGGTTTCCGGCCAGCGGCCCGTCTGGTACGGGTGGACCTCGAAGGTCATATCCAGGCTCATCCGGGTTCCTCGTTCTCTCGCGGCGGGTCCAGCTCGCCGATCAGCGCTGCCAGCATGGCCTGACCGGGCCAGTCCCGGCGCTCCAGCACGCCGATGGCCTGGCGCAGCACCGCCACGTCGCCCTCGGCCTCGTCATCAGTGCTCACGGCCGTTCCCGCAGGGTTCCCGCGGCCGGGACGATGAACGTCATCCCGGACGGGCTCAACGGCCCGAGCGACCCGACCGCGCGCAGCTCGTCGTTGCTGACCGGGACGACGGCGAACGGGCCTGCCTGGCACTGCGCGCAGGTCACGTGCGGGATGGCCAGGCCGAGCCGGGCGCGGGCCTCGGTGATCAGCGTCTCGTGCCCGCAGGGCAGCAGCACGGGGAAGAAGCCGTCCCGCGGCTCCGGCTGGCTGACGGCCGCGCCGTCGAACAGCGTCATGGCGTCATCCCCGTCCCCCGGCCCGCGCGACGGCCTGGCGCCGGCGGTCAGCGGCCCGGGTCAGCTTCTGCACGGCCCTGCCCAGGTGCTTATCCCGGTAGCCCCCGAGCAGCCCGCGTGTGCCCCGGCTGCTCTCTACCGCGGCCAGCAGGGCGTTGATCTGGTACAGGTTCAGGTACACGCCAGTCGGCCAGCGCGCCGCCCGGTCCTCCCGCGTGGTCACGGGATCTCCGGCGCGGGCTCGTGGACGATGAAGGCCGGGGGCTGTCCCAGGCCTGCCCGGTCTGCCGGGGCCTTGACGCAGACCTCGAAGCCGTCGTCGCCTTCCCAGGTCCCCCGGGACGTCAGGTGGATCTTGTGGTCGCCGTGCCGGCAGCGCGCGGTGCTGGCCCGCAGCCACGTGGCGATCCCCGCCAGGGCGTCATCCCAGTCCTGCTCGTCTCCCGCCGTGGCGGCCATAGGCTGTCTCCTGTTCGCTGGCATCACTGTTAGGATACACCGGTAGGACAGCGCGGGACGACAGTCAGCGGTCGACGGGCACGATCGCGGCCACCGGGACGCCGTTCTCCAGCAGGTAGCAGGACGCGCCGTGATCCCGGGCGTTCTGGATCGCGTCCGCGAGCCCGGTGACGTCGGCCAGGCCGTTGCGCTCAGTGCCGAGACCGGTCACGTTGATGACCGCCATGAAGTCGAGATCGCCGGGGATGGTCAGGTCGGGCATGCCCCGAGCCTAGCCCTCCCCGGCCGCGGCCAGGCGGCGCTCGCGGCGTTCCCGCACCTCGTCGGTGGCGTCGCCGGCTGCCCCGCCGGGCGCGGAGTCGAACAGCTGGGTCATGTGCATGCGCAGCTCGCGGGCGTGCCCGGCCTTATCCCGGTGCGTCATGCCGTACGCGGCGGCCTCGTCCAGGTCCCGGGCCAGCTGCAGGGCGGTCGCGGCGAGCGTGCCCGTCCGCATCGACGGCGGCAGGGTCTTCAGGTCCTTCGCGGTCGCGGCCTCCACCGGGCCTTTGCGCCGGGCGGGCTGCCGCGGCGGGCGCGGAGACGGCTCAGCAGCTGGTTCAGCAGCAGGCTCGGCGCGGGCCGCGGAGTAAGCAGCGTCCGGGCCGAGCACCAGCCGGTCCATCTCGCTCGGCTGGTCCAGCGCGGAGTCGATCCGGCTGACGATATCCGGTTCGGGCACCGGGGTCTCCTCCCGTGAGCCCGGCTCCGTGCTACGGCCGCGGGGGGTCGTCTATCACTATCGCTTCCATCCCGGCCTGGTAGCAAGACCAGCACAGGTGCTGCCCCGTGTCGTACGAGACGTGCTGCGTGCCCGGCATGATGATGTGCCAGCATCCCGAGCAGAAGCGCAGCTGCGGCAGCAGGAGCAGCCAGGGAGGCTCAGCCGCCCAGCGTGGCACGCACGATCCCGATCCTGAATACCTGCCAGACAGGGATGCCGTCCGGCCCCGGCTCGCCCCACTGCGCGTGCACGGGCCGCCAGGTTTCCCCGGCCAGCGGCCCCGCGCAGTGCCACTGCCGCCAGTACGTGCACGGCGGCTCGCCCTCGATCAGCTCGCGCCACTGGACGGTCGGGTCATCCTTGCGGGCGGCGAGGGTCGCCGTAAAATCGCGCATCACCGCGGCGTCACCCGGGCTCGCCGGGCGGCCGTCGAAGTTGCACCTGGCCCAGGTCATGACAGCAGCCAGGCGATGATGACGGGCAGGTACCGGATGGTCAGCATCACCCCGGCGAAGCCGAGCGGGAGCGCCGCCAGGCCGAGCACGCCGAGCAGGTGCTGTTCCGGCCATACGGGCTGCCGGGTCATGTCCGGGGCTCTCCGCTGATCCCGGCTGACCTGGTCCTGGCCTCGGCCTTCACGACCTTGTGCAGCTGGTTGTAGTCGACCTCGGGCCGGCTGGCGATCTTCCGCAGGGCCTTCTCGTGCAGCCCGTAGATGACGATCGTCTGCCCGGACAGCGCCAGCCAGCTGACCAGGAGCAGCCCTCCCAGGCCCGGGATGAAGCTGAGCGCGAACAGCACCCACCACAGCGCGAAGAAGCCGGCGCCGATCACCAGCCGGCGGCGTTCCTTCGCCTTGCGCGCGGCCTTGATCTCAGGAGGTGTCCTGTCTTTCTTAGCCATTGCTCACCTTCACTCCCGGCCAGTACGTCCGGCCGGGCACCAGCCGGATGACGGCCTCGTCGGGGACCGGGCCGGCGCAGTGCCCTTCCGGCCATTCCCCGTCGAACCCGACACAGACCTGGTACCCCTGGTCCTGCGGGCAGTCATAGCCGAGGAAGCCGTGCAGCGCCTGGTCACTGCCGCACTCGGCACAGCCGCGGCGGCGCTTCATCGGGCCGTGCACCTCGCACAGCACCGGGCGGGCCAGCAGCGCATCACGCAGGCTCACAGCGTGTCCCTCAGCCCGAGCAGCGCCTTAGCGGCCTCAGCCCCGATGGCCACGCTGAGTTTCACCCCGGCCGCGGCCAGCCGGTCCAGCCGGATGGCGTCTTCCTGGTTGCACCGCCTATGCGCGGGGCGCAGGTTCCGGAAGGCGTTGGTGCCGCTGTCGCTGCGCCGCTGCTTATGGTCGACGGTCGGCGCCCAGTCGTCAACCGTGCCCATCAGCAGCCGGTCGATGAGCCGGCCACCGAGCTCAGCGGGGTGCAGGCACCGGGGCATCCTGCACTGCCAGTGCCAGTACTCCAGGACCTGCAGCTTCTTCTCCGGCTTCAGCTTCGCTGTCATGACTGCTCCATGCAGCTGTCTCCGCAGCTGTCCCCTGATCGTGTCTTATGCTGTACAATTTAACAGTCGGGACCGAGCGACCGCGACGGCCCGGAACCGTGTGCTCATGATACCGCGAGAGACGCCACGATCAGGAGACCAGATGGCAGGGTACGCAGACGAGGACTACGAGCCGGGGCTGGTGCTCGTCACCTACCGGGTATCGAGGAAGCTGCGCACATGCGAGTGGTGCGAGAGCGTCATCAGGCCCGGCGAGCGATACCAGCGGGTGTTCTTCCCGCCCCGCGACGGCCCGGCGGTCACCCTCGCAGCGCACGTCAGCCCGGCCGAGTGCGACTGGGACGTCGCGCCGCACCTGCAGCCCGAACCCGGCGTGCTCAACCCGGAACTGCTGCACCGGGGGTCCTGGTGAGCGGCGGCGAGGCCCCGCTGACCGTCTGGCTGCCGGGCGACCTCCTGGAGCAGCTGGAGGAGGCCGCCCGGGACGAGCTGCGCACGACTGAGGCGCAGGCGCAATGGCTGATCCGCACAGGGCTGCACTCGCGGGAAGCCCGCATCACGGCTGCCCGGACGAACCAGGACCGGCTGCGCGACGCGGAGGAGCTGCGCGGCCTGCTCGCCAAGGCGGTCCTGGAGACGGGCAAGCCGTCGCACCGGGAGATCGCCCGGCTGGCGGAAGACCGCGGCTACTCGATCAGCCACACCACGGTCAGCGAGATCATGCGCGGCGCGCACTTCCCGTCCTGGCGGCTGGTGGAAGCCATCGCCTTCGCCCTGAACCTGACCCCGGGCCGGTTCCGGAAAGCGTGGGAGAAGGCCGCGCAATGACGCACCCGGTTCAGCCGTCCCCGCCGTTCCCGCCGTACGGCGTGCTGACGGATGCGGTCCAGCTGTTCCCGCTAGACGCGCCGTGGCGGGCGCTGCCGCCCGTCGCCGCGGTCGCGTTCACCGCAGGCCGTGAAACCGGCGGTCACGCCGGAGCGCAGCTGATCTTCACGACCGTCGACCGGATCGTGCCGCCAGCTGAGACGTACGTCACCGGGGGCGCCCGCGGCGGCGACGCGCTGATCGGGCACTACCTGGCGATTACCCGGCCGCGAGCGCAGCACGTCATCGTGCTGCCGGCTGACCGGTCCCAGGTCGACCCGTGGTGGGAACCCTTCCTGCACGTGCCGCCGGCCCCCGGCCAGGTCATCCGGCCCGAGAGCATCGTCATCATCGAGATGCCGCCCGGCACTACCTACGCGGACCGCAACGCCGAGCTGGTGAAGCGCGGGTCGGTCCTGCACGGGTTCCCCGCGTACACCGAGGATGACAGGCGGTCCCGCCGGTCCGGGAGCTGGCAGACGATCCGGATGGCCCGGCGGGCGCAGAAGATGGGCGAATGGCACTGCACGGCGCTGCCCGGACGGTGGGGGCGGGGATGAGACGCAAAGAGCCGGCGGCGCCCGTCCGCGAGCCGCACCCGGACCCGCGGATCGAGGCGCAGCTGCAGCGGATCCTGTCCATCCGGACCATGATCACGGGCAAGGAAGCGCTGGTCGCCCGGGACCGGGACGAGATCGCCCGGATGCGCGCCACCATGGCGAAGTACCCGAACCGGGAAGGGCACCATCGGCGCAGGGAGCAGATCGAGGCCCTGCAGGCCGAGATCGCTGACGCTGAAGCGGAGGTCCTGAAGCTGCACGACGACATCGAGGCCCGGCTGGGCGAGATCGCCGACGCGGACCTGACCGCGCTATGAACCCGATCACCCGGCACTGCTGCACGCTGTGCGGCTGGTACACCGACAACCCGGCCGAGCCGGCCGCGGAAGCCCGCGCGGTCTGGCATACCTTCCGGGACCACCCGCAAGCCTGGCTGGAGCTGGCCGGCTTCCGGCCCCCGGCAGCCCCGGACCCCGCCACCCCGCTGGGTTACGCGTACCTGGCCACGCTGACGGAAGTGAACTAGGAGAAGCAGATGACAGCACCCGCCTGGCCGCAGCCGTTCGAGGGCATCCGGGGTACCGAGATCCGGGCCTGGCTGTTGTCAACGGACGAGCGGGCCGTCGTACACCGGGAGGCCCTGATCGACATGGCCCGCCACCTGCAAACCGCGACGCTGGTCGGAGACCCGGCCCCGGTCGTCCGCCGGATGAGCGACGCGCTGCGCAACCCGCTGCCCGGCGACCTGGTCGTCACCCGGGAGGTCATGCTCGGCACCTACCAGGACCCGGACCGGCGGCTCAAGGGATTCGGCCTGTACCTGCGGGGCCGCCAGGAGTGGGCCACCAGCGACGCCGACTGGGAGGCGTACAAGGCGGAAGACGGCTGCGGGCTGACCGACGCGGACCGGATGACGGACAACGTGTTCTACATCCAGTACGGCCCGGACCCCGGGGACGTCTGCCGGTGGCACGACTCCCGGGCCATCGTGCTGCCAGCCGGGCTGGACGGGTTCGGTATCGACGGCGCCGCGGAGCGCACGGAGACCGAGGACGGCCGGACCCGGAGGGTATTCACCCGGGAATCGCTGACCGGCGCCCTGGCCGACTCCGGGTTCCTGCTGCGCGACCCGCTGACCGGGGATTTCCCGGAGCCGCTGCTGGAGGACAGCGACCTGCTCGTCACCGTGCGCGTGCCCGGCGGGCAGATCACCCGGGTAGAAGAAGCCGTACGTCCGGGATCGTCCGGGACCGTCCGGTGAGGCGGCTCTGGTGGCCCCTGAAGTGGAAGCTGCGCCCGCGCGCCCGCCAGGCCGCGGAGCACATCTGCCGGAGCTGGCCGTGAGCCGGCTGGCAGCAGCGGCAGCCGTCGCCTGGGTGCTGATCCTGTTCGGGGTGCTGCTGCCGCTCGGCATCTGCCTGGGCCAGTGACGCGGTGATCACGGGCATGCCGGCCGAGCCCACCAGCGCGCAGCTGAACCGGCTCCGCTGGTGCGCCCTGCACGGGCATACCTGGCCGCCGCTGCGCGAGGCCCGGCCCGGCGACGAGCACTGGTGCGATTTCTGCGGCGGGCGCCGGGTGATCCGCGCGGACGGCACCCCTTACTACGAACGGGAATGGGACTGACATGAACATATGGCCGGACGGGCTGACCGTCCTCGAGCTGTGCACGGGCGGCGGCGGGCAGGCGCTGGGCCTGGAACGCGCCGGGTTCACCCCGGTGTACTCCGCCGAGATCGACCCGGACTGCTGCCGCACGCTGCGCGCGAACCGGCCGGACTGGCCTGTCGCCCAGGATGACATCGCCCGGCTCGCCGCGGAAGCGCTGCGGCCCATGGCGCACGCGTACCCAGCCAGCCTGGTAGCCGGGGGACTGCCCTGCACCCCGCACACCCGCGGCGGCCGGCAGCTCGGCGCCGCGGACGAGCGGCACCTGTGGGACGCGGCGCTGGCGATCATCGGCGCGGTGCTGCCCCCGGCCGTCATGCTCGAGACGTCGAACGCGATCTTCTCGCCGCAGTTCGATGACGAGCGCAGCCGGACGCTCGCCGTCCTGTGGGACCTGGGCTACCAGACGACCTGGGACATCATCGACGCCAGCTGGTACGGGGTGCCGCAGCGCCGCCGCCGGGCCGTGCTGGTCGCGCTCGATGACCGCGCGGGAGCCTTCTCCTGGCCGCAGGGAGACCCGCACCCGCCGTCCGAGGTGGGATCGGCCCTGTACCCGCTGGCCCGGGCAGGCGGCTGGGCAGGCGCCGCAGCGTGGGCGGCCGGCGCGCGGGACCTGGCGCCTGTCGTCACCGGGGGCTCACGTAAGCACGGCGGCCCGGACCTCGGCGCGTCCCAGGGCAAGGCCGCGTGGCGGAAGCTGGGCATCGACCCGATGGGCATCGCGAGCAGCGCCCCGGACCGGGAGGGGAAGTACCTGCGCAGCCCGGGCATCATCCGGGACGTGGCTGACGGCGGCCTGATGCTCACCGTCGAAATGGCTGCGCGCCTGCAGGGATTCCCCTCGGACTGGATATTCTGCGGCGGCAAGACCAGCCAGTACAGGCAGGTTGGCAATGCTTTCCCGCCACCCGCAGCAGCCGCCATCGGACGCGCGATCCGGGCTGCACTAGAAGCCGCACCGTGACGGACAGCCCCGCGACCAAACTCTGCACGTGTCCGGCTCATACTGAAGACGTGCCTCCCGTCGTCCCGCCCACCCGTCCCTGCCCGGACTGCCATGGCCACGGGACCTACGACAACGGGTCCCAGTGCACGACGTGCCTGGGCACCGGGAGCGTGCCCCCGCCACGGCGGCCATGAGCAGCGGGGAAGCCCGGCACCTGGCCCACCGGATGCCGGGCTTCCGCGGCAGCTGCCCGTGCCCGTTGCCTGCTAACGAGATGACGCACGGGAAACACCCGTGGTTTACAGGAAGGCGCGTCACATGCCGGTAACGGATGCGAGCTGGGCCGAGCGGTGGCGCCCGGCGGGCGGGTGGGCGCTGTTCGCGGTGGTCATGGCGCTGCTGCTGGCGGCCGGGCTGACCGGGGCCGCGGCCCTGTACGCCCGGGAGACAGCGGCGGTGCCAGCCGGGCTGACCGGGAGCAGGGAACCATCAGCCCGGCCGGCGCCAGCGGGAAAGCACCCGGCCGCGAGTCACGCGGGGCGCCGCCGTCCGGTGACGGCGAGCCCGGCGCGCCAGGAGCCCTCTCCGGCGCCATCGTACGCGGCTCCCGTGTCCGCGCCCAGCCCGTCCGCGGGCACGCCTGCGCCGTCGCGAACCTCGCCCGGCCCGTCCCCGAGCCCGTCAGCGACGAGCCCGTCAGTGACGCCGAGCCCGTCAGTGACGCCGAGCCCGTCCGGGGGGAGCTCGTGATCATCCCCAGGCGGCCGACAGCGCCCGCGCGATCGCCGGGCCGGGCTCGTCGGCGGCCTTCCACAGCTCGGTGAACTGCTGCTGCCGGTGCCACAGCTCCCGCTCGCACAGCTGCGGCTGGCCCGGTCCGTCCAGCTCCTCGGTGACGACCTCGGGGATCTTGTCCTGCTCGCCGGCCTGGCCGTACTCCAGGTAGCTGAACGCGCAGGCCCAGCGCGGCACCCCGGTCGCGGTGAATGGCAGCACGCGCACCTCGATGTCAGTTCCGGCCGCGGCGGGCACGGCTTCCAGGTGCGCCAGCTGCGCCCGCATGACGGCAGTACTGCCGGCCTGCCGGTACAGCACGGACTCATCGAGCAGCGCGCGCAGCCGGACCGGCGGGTCGTCGGCCAGGCGGCCCTGCCACCGGGTGACGGCGTCTGCCGTGTCGCGGATATCTCCTGGTGACATGCCGGTGAAGTACTGCATGTCACCCAGCACGGCCCTGGCGTAATCCTGCGTCTGGAGCAGCCGCGGCACGTACCGCGAGGACCACTCCAGGACGACGGCAGCCATCACGGCCGGGCCGAGGAACGGGTGGAGGAACCGGGCCATGGCCACCGTCTGGTCGAACATCGCCTCGATCGAGGCGGCGTGCTCCCGGGTCATGCCGTACCGCCGGGAGTAGTACGTCAGGATCTGATCAAGCCCCCGGCGGTTGATGGGCGTGCGGCTCCGCTCGAACCGGGAGATCTTGGAGGGCGACCACTGCAGCGCCTGCGCCACGTTGTCGCTGAGCAGCCCCCGGTCCTCGCGGAACCGGCGGAGCTCCGTGCCGATCCGCGGGTCGTTGACGGAGGCGTTGCTGCGCCCGGCTGTGCCGGTGCTGTACGCGGGCATGTTGGATACCTTTCGTGCGCGGGTAATTCCATAACGTAACTGGGCGTGCCTCACGATGCAAGAACCGGCGCAACTTCACGTTCCGTAACGGGCACCCGTGTTACTGCCCGCGCCAGAACGCGGACTCCTCGGCGAAGTCCAGCGCTGCCTGCTCCGCGGCGGTCAGGCCTGCCTGGGCGGCGCTGCCCATGTCGTGCAGCGCGGCGACCGTCTTGGTCACGGTCGGCCCGGCCTGCTCTGACAGGTTCTCCGCCAGGGCGGGCAGCCGCTCGGCCAGCACCCGGAAGATCTCGGGCAGCCCCTCGATCAGGTCGGCGAACACGCCGGCGTCCTCCGGGTCCCGCAGCTCGTGCTCCAGGTCCTGCGCGAGCGCGCCTTCGTACGGCATGTCATTCTCCTGTTCTCGGTTCCCGGGCACGGATCTGCGTGATGCGATCCAGCGCCTGGCAGGTCGTCCCGATAGCGGCGATCTCGTTGTCGGACAAGTCGTTCTCCCAGGTGCCCGCGATTACCCGCAGCAGTTCAGCGGCAGTCGCGGCCGGGTCCTGCTCGATGCCCAGGTCGGCGTAAGCGGCGCGCAGCCCGTGGTACAGCAGCAGGTGGACGGCCTGCTCCCGGGACAGCCCGCCAAGCAGCGTCGCGGCCTCGTCCACCGCGCGCCGCAACCCGGACCGGAACCGAATGTTCGTGGACAGCCGCTCCTCGCCGGCCCGGTGCCCGACGCTCATCGCCCGAGCCAGAACGAGTAGTGGACCTCGAAGCGCTCGAACGCCTCGTCGGCCAGTTCCTTGATGGCCTGGGCAGGCGCCACCATCTCGGCGACCTGGCTGCAGACGTTTTCCTGGATGCCGGCCTGGTCGCGCATGAATTCAGCCAGCCGGGTCAGCCACAGGGCCATCTCCTGCGTGAAACCCGGCAGGGCGGCCATGATGTCGCCGAGTTCCGGGCCGATCACGGGGATGAAGCCTTCCTCGATCATGGTGCCGATGTTGGCTTCTGCCACCTGAATCTCCTCTCCGGGCTTACTGGCCGTACCAGAACCCGTACCGGCGCTTGAATGCCGAGGCGGCGTCGTCAAGCGCTTCCTTCACGGCCCGGGCGTCAGTCGCGGCCTCACCGATCAGCTGGCCGATGTCGTCTTGCACGGATCCTCCTGCGCTTACCGGCGCCGGCTGGCGAGCCAGACCCGGTGCTCCCGGCGGAAATCGTCATTGAGCTCGCCGGCCTTACCCTGGGCGTAGCTCATCGAGGCGGCCAGCTCGCCGATCTGGCTGCCGGTAGCGCAGGTCGCGTGGGCCAGCGGGGACGAATCCACCCATTCAGCCAGCTCTTTGAAGTCAAGGACCAGCTGCTCGAACAGCTGCGGCAGCAGCTCCAGCGCGTCAGCCAGGTCGTAAGGGCCTTCCGCGATGAAGCCAGCGGCGGCGACGTCATTGAGGTCCGCGACGGTCATGGCCACGCTCACCGGCCCACCGCCCAGGCGATGCGCATCATCCGCCACGGGCTCCACCGCCGCCGGCTCTCCCGGCGGAAGATGACGCGCGCCTGCCGGCGGTACCGCTTGTTGAAGTGCTGGCCGAAGTGCGCCCTGCCGCGCCAGTCCTCCCAGTAATCGACCTTGATCACCTCGTTGCAGGTCATGCACAGGCCGAAGCAGTTCAGCAGGATAGTCAGGCCGCCCCACGCCCACGGGACCCGGTGATCGACATCGGTGGCCAGGGCTGCGCGGCACCCTACGCACGTCCGGTCAGCTGCCAGGACCAGGTACCTGAGCCGGGTGCTGATGACGGACGACTTCTGCTGATCCCGGGACTGGTAGAACCAGCGGGAGTTCTTCCGGCCGTTGCGGTACGCTGCCCGCCAGCCTCGCGGCACGAGCATTTTCGGCAGGTCCGGGGCGAAGCACGTCAGCGCGACGAACACCCCCGGGATGACCAGCAGCCCGGCGGCGATCATGACACCCAGCCCGGCGGCGTGCGCCCAGGCATAGCCGGGCACCGCGAACGGGCGGCCGAGGTAATCCCAGCCCCACAGGGGCAGCCCGACCGCCGGGCCGAAGCAGGCAACCTGCGGCACGCGGTACGAGCGGTACGTGCGCCGGGCCGTGGCGGTCATCGCCGGGCCTCCTGCCGGGGCTGGTCCTCGCTCAGCCAGCGGGACACGGTCTCGCGCTGCACCTGGAATCCGGCCGCGTGCAGCCGGGCACGCACCGCGGGGGCGACGACCGGGATATTCGCGGCGGCCATCTCGGCGATGATCAGCCGCATCTGCGCCCGGGCGGGCGTGAGCAGGGCCGTGGGGTGAAGCGCGACGACAGACGATGCCTGCTTCCCGCACGGGCACCCGTCCTGGTAGCAGGCCTCGGCGTAGTCCGCGTCGATGTCGGCCCCGGCCCAGCGCAGGTCCAGGTCCCGCGCGGAGAGCCGGGAGCTGCCGCCGCCGGCGAACGGGTCCAGCACCAGGTCGCCCTCGCGGCAGATCCGGGACAGGATGTGCGTGGTGACCTTCGGCGGCTTGCCGTACGGGTGCAGCCGCGGGACCGGGTAGTCGGCCTCGATCACGCCCTCGCCGCCCTCCTCGAACGTCTCCACCACGTTGCGGACCGCGGCCCGGTCGACCGCGTCGGGCACGCCGCGGGCGGCGATCAGCACCGGGTCCCAGGCGGCCCGCATCAGCCCGCCGGTCCCGGGGCGCTTCCGGACCCAGGCCACGGTGGTCGCAGGCCGCAGCCCGGAGATGGAGCACAGGTAGCCGATGTCGCTCATCCGCCGCCAGTCAGCGAACACGATCACGACGCCGCCGGGCGCGAGCACGTCCCGGGTGAGCATCAGCCAGCGGTGCAGGTTCTGGAACGGGGCGAACACCGACCCGGCGGCGCCGTCCTCCCGCCCGCGGACCGGGGTGCCGACCGCGTACGGCGGGTCGAATATCACGGCCTTGGCTGCCGCGGTGCCCTGGGCGGGCAGCCAGCCGCTGGCGTCAGCGTGCTCGATCCGGTCGTCTGTGCTGCTCATCCCTCATCCTCGATAAGCCCGAAGTAGATCCTGGCCAGGTTCACGCTGGCTTCGTGCCGGTACCGGGGGTCGGTACCGGGCATGGTGTCCAGCTGCCGCCACACCTTGAGCATCACGGCGGCGGGCATCCGGATTTCCGCGTGGGCCTGCCCGCGGCCGACCGTGCAGCTGGACCCCCAGTCAGCCCCGGCCAGGCCCTCGATCACGTCCAGGGTGCCCAGGTCGCAGTACGCGTGCACGTCGATGACGTCCTGCTCGCGGTTCAGGCCGATACGGAAGACCCGGAACCACGGCTCGTCCGGGAACGGCACGGGGATCGCGTCCGTCACTGCGCGCTCCCCGCATCCTGCGCTTCAGCCGAGGGCGGCGGGGGAACCAGGTACGCGTAGTACGCCCGTACCTGCTGCAGGAACACCCCGGGGTCGCCGGCGTGGCAGGCTGGCGTGCGGCTGATGTTCGCCAGGTGCCTGCGGACGGCCCGGCGCCGGGCGAGCAGGTCATCCCGGTCAGTCAGGTCCCCGCCGAGCAGGAACTCCGCGACCGGCTGGGCGCAGCCCAGGACCAGGAGGGAATTCACCGGGTTGGTGCTGATCGCCGACCCGGCATCGAGCGCGAGGATACGCGACTCAGCCCAGGAGTCCGCGAGCCACTGTGCCTGGGTCTCCGGTCTTGCCATGTCCTGTCTCCTGATCGTTGCCGTGCTATCCGTAGCCGTCTGTCCTGATGAACCAGCCGCGCGGGATCACCGTGGTGACCTGGCGGTTCAGGGTCAGCGCGAACGCCAGCTCGCTCACCAGTTCCTCCCGTGCTTGCCGTCGCTGAGCCCGCGGATGACGTTACGCCGGAACAGCCGGACGCCGAGCCGCGGGTAGTCGCCGTGCCCGCCGCAGGTCCAGCAGCGGCGAAAGTTCCGCGAGCCTTCCGGGCCGTGCGTCTTGTGCCCGCCGCAGGAGATGCAGTCCCGGTTCGGGTGCACGTACAGCGAGACGAGGTACGCAGCGAAGACCCCGCACGCCACCGAGCCGAGCGCGAAGCCCGTCGCGGCGAACGCCCACGTGAGCAGGACCGACAGCGGGAGCAGGAACTTCGCCATGGCTTACCCGCTCAGGTTCGAGAAGAACGCGGACAGCCCGTGCGCCGCCTGGGTGAACAGGTGCCCGATGGCATGCGCGGCGTGCGCGGCGCCGGCCGGGTTGGTGATGACCCAGTACGCGAGGAAGCCGATGAGCAGCCACCAGAAAATCGTCCGTCCGCTTGGCATTCAGTCCTCCGGGAGGTTCTTCTCGGCTGCCCGGCGCCCGGCCCGGCGGCCCAGCTTGTTCCCGATGGCGCGGGAGACCAGGGCGGCAGCTGCCGCGATGACGATGATGGCGGCGCAGACGGTGGTGGCCTGCGGCTGGATCCGCCAGGCCACGCCGAGCGCGATGGCCATGATGACCATCCCGCCGTTGACGCCGGCCCGCTGGAGGTGCGACATGCCATGCCAGCGGCTGTCGTGCCGGGTCTGCGGAACCTCGATCCGCGGGTTGACGAGCTGCGCGATCTTCAGGTGCACGTGATGCTCGGTGACGGCGTGATAACCGCCGGCGATGATGATGATGAGGACCCCCGCAACGGCCACGGGATCCAGGCCCAGGTCCGGCCCCAGGTTCAGGTTCACGGGACGTCCTCCGCGACGTGCACGATGATGCGCTCATGACGGCCGGGCCGGCACAGGTCATCGAGCTGCTGGCGCATGCCGGCCAGCCAGCTGCACAGGCGCAGGTCCGTCGTGTCGACCATGACTATCACGGGCAGGAGCGGCCCGTCCGGTCCGGTACCGTCGCCGGCCATGCGCGCCACCAGCTCGGCGTGCGCGGCCCGGATGACCTCCCCGGCCTGCGCGAGCGCGTCGCCGGTCATGCCTCCTCACCGCCGATCAGCTCGTACACGGCCCCGTCCGCGCCGACCACGATGCCGGAGCTGTCGTCGGCGAGCGCGTCGGCGTCGGCACCCATCTCCGCGAGGTCGGCGGCCAGGGGCGTGATCAGGTCGCTCTTGCCGGGGACGTGCTCCAGCGGCTCGTGCAGCGTGTACGTGAACGCGGGCTGGCCCTCGCGGGCAGGAGCGCGCACGGGCACCGGCACCGTGACCGGGGTGCCGTCACCGCTCTCGCCGGCAGTGAGATGCCCGGGCGCGGGCACCGGGAGCACCCGGATCCGGTAGCTGTAGTGGGAGCCCGTCGCGGCGGCCACCGCCCGGCAGGCCCGGACGCCGATGACCGCGGCGAGGCCGGTGAGCGCGCCCGCGGCGATGTCCCGCCCGATCATGATGAGCTGCGCGACGTGCTGGCCGGCCGAGCTGACGCCGAAGGCAAGCAGGATGACGATGACAGCGCAGCCCAGCATGACGTAGGGCGCGCAGTTCGCCTGCGTGCAGCTCCGGCAGTACGCCCGGTAGAGGGCCTTCATGCCTGTCTCCTGGTCTCTCGCGGTCTCTTAGCGTTATGCGACAGTCTACATCGCACCTGGCATATCGTCATCATCCAGATTGGCCCAGCGCCACCGCTGCGACCCACGCGCGCCGCGGACCATGAGGCCCATCTGCTCGTCGTCCGCGAGCCAGCGCTGGACAGTCTCCCGGCGGGGCGGGTTGTTGCCCTCCTCGCACAGCCGGTTCCACACGTCGCCTGCCTTGACGCCGGCCCAGCCTGCCTCGCGGACGATCTCGCGGGCACGGCGACGGTTCGGGCTGACCGGCTTCTCCGGGTCGAAATTCAGGTTAGCGACGATCTCGCCGAACTCGCCGTCGAAGTCCTGCTCCGGGCGGATCCCGGCTGAGTCCCGCCATGCCTGCAGCAGGTCCTTGTTGCGCTCCCAGCGCTCGGAGTACGCCTCGCCCAGGGCAGTGACCGCACGCTGCTCGAGGTCGGGGCGCAGTTCCCCGGCCCACTCAGCGCGGGCGGTGATCCGCTTGTCATCGGCAACGCGGTACAGGTGAACGACGTCGCTGAACTGCTTGCGGTTCATGACCAGCGCGTCCCCGTCGTCCTGCAGCCGGGACAGCGTTTTCGCCGCCTGCGGGTTCTCGAAGACCTGGCCGGCATCAGCCAGGCTCGCGACGCGCATCCCGATCCGCAGTTCCGACATCGCCTTGATGCCGGTCCCGCCCCACAGCTCCACGTTGGCGCGCTGGCCTGCCCCGACCAGGATGCCGGCCACGGACCTGGCCAGCTCAGTGAACTCCGCGCCGAGCTGGGACAGGCCGTAGTTGGAGATCCCGTTATCCCGCTTGCCGTGCCCGAAGCAGGCTGAGACGTCATCGCAGGCCAGGATCAGCGCCGGGGTGTCCTCGTCCGGGCGTATCTTCTCGAATACGGGATACGTGGAACGGGTCCTGACGAGGGTCAGCGCGGTCTCCAGCATCAGCTTGGCCTCTTCCCGGCTGGTCGCCACCCAGTCGATGACCGGCTTGGGCGTGTACCCCTGCAGGTACGGCAGCACCCACGGCCTCGCGGTCATGCCGCCCTTCATGTCGATCAGCCAGATCAGGGCATCGGGGCAGGCGGCCAGCAGCGACAGCAGGACGTTCAGGAAGTTCGACTTGCCAGCTCCGGTGGTGCCGTAGACGGTCAGGTGCCGCTCCGGCAGCGAGATCTTGTACGGGCGGCCGTTATCGTGAACCCCGATGGCCAGCGGGCTGGTGATGGACAGCACCTTGTTCTCGGTCGGCAAGTGGACGTCGGGCCGCTTGCCGGTCCGCTTGGGCCGGACGGTCAGGATGAACTCCGACGCGTCGCTCATCTCAGGCTGGCTGAAGATCACGCCGTCCGGGTTCACCCGCTTGGACACCGCGATCTTCTGGGACGTGGCGGCCAGTTCCTCGAAGGTGATCGCCTGCCGCCGGCCGGTCGACTTGGGCAGCCGCCCGCGGATCTCCACGCCGCCGTTGCCGAACTTCTTGACCCGCGTTACCGTACAGCCGGGCGCGCCGTTCCGGGCCAGGGTCCGCTCCCAGGCGCGCAGCGGCGCAGTAGCCTCCAGGTCCAGCGCAGCCTGCTCCTCACGGGAGATCCGCTGCCGGTGATGCCCGATGGCGGGCGCGCCGAGCACCGCCAGCGCCAGCCCGGCGATCAGCAGCACGGAGATCTGCAGCGAGTGCCACGGCGAGGTCAGCCGCACCCAGGTGAACCAGGCGGTGACCAGCGCGCCCCAGGCGGCCAGGTAGCTGGCCATCGGCCTCGACCCGGTGGTCTTGCGCGAGGCGTACCAGATGACGTAGGTCAGCACCGCCCCGCCCGCCGTGATGTACCCGACCTGCACGGAGACGGGCAGGATCCACGCCGAGAACAGCGTGAGCGCGATGACCAGCGCGCCGGACTCGGCCGAGTGGCGCCACAGGTGCTGCTCCACGTCGACCCGGCCCCGCGGCGGGGGTGCGGCCTCGACGTTCCGGCCGCGCCAGCCGTCGTTGCGCATGGGGAACTGCCCCGCGCGGGGGCGCACCGAGGGGCCGCGGTCGTCCTCGTCCTCCTCGGGCTCGTCCTCGTAGCCGCCGGGGCGGTCGTCCTCGGGCTCGTCCTCCCAGTCCCAGCCGGGCTGCTGCCTGCTCACCTCGTCTCACCTTCCTGCGCTAGTCCTGCCCGGGCCAGAGCTCATGCGCTATGCCGGCCTGCTCCAGGCACGCCGGGCACCAGTAATCGTCATCGTCGCCCCAGAAGGTGCCGGGGCCGAACGGGCCGTCGCCGCCCCAGTCGCCCTGCCGCCGCCAGCCCGCCGGGTGCCCGTCCGGGTCGAGGGGGCCGAGCCCGCACCGGGTGGCGAACAGCTTGCTCCAGTAGTGAACCTGCAGCCCGTACGGCGGGCCGAGGTGCTTGACCGGGTCACCGGGCCGCCAGCACGCGCCGTCGATCGTGCCCCGGCCGCACCGGGCGGCGGGCCTGAGCGCGGGGTCGGGATGCTCATGTGCCATCTGCTCATCATCGCGGCCGGCGCAGCACGCCGTCGAAGAACGCTTCTTCCAGCTCGTCCGCGATGGCGCCGATGCCGCCCGCCGCGTGCTGCAGGTGGCCGGGGTAGGACTGGTGCGCGCCGGTCCCGGCGACGGTCTGCGCGATATTGCGGTAGCTGGTCCGGACCGCCTGCAGGACCCCGGACAGGTCACGGATCGTGTTGTGCAGCTCCTCCGGGTCATCCCCGGGGTCCCAGCCGCCCAGCTGGTGCACTGTGTCGATGACGCCCTGCACATGCGGCGCCCACCCGCCTCCGGTACCGCCGCTGTGGCTGGCCAGGCCGCCGCTCAGGTGGCCCTGCAGGTCCTGGGAATGGTGATGGACGCCGCCAGCTGCCTCGTGCAGCATGGCGGCGAAGTCCTCGTGCGCGCCGGTCCCCTCCATGGTGCGGGCGATCTGGCGGAGCGTCCCGCCTACTGCGTCGGAGATGCCGGACAGGTTCCGGATCGTCCCGTCCAGGTCCGTCGCGCTGGACGGGTCCCAGCTGCCCATCTGCTCGATCTCGTCCCGGACGTGCGATACCCGTGTCGGCATGTTCATACCCCTGCCTCCTGTTCCTGGTGCTCCCGGCTGCGGGCCGAACATCCCGGTCCCGCTGACGGTCGTGGCCGGCCGTGGCCGCGGCTGCGGCTGCACCCGGGTGGCGGCGCGGCGGGCGACCCGGCGGTTCATCCAGCGGCCCATCCGTGCCCGGTCGATCCGCCGGGTGACCGGCGCCGCCCAGCGCGCCCAGGCCGGCAGCCGGTCGGTCAGCCAGCCGGGCGCGCGGTTGCGGCGGGCCAGCCGGCGCCAGTTGCGCGGGCGCAGCCGCCGGACCCGGCCCATGACGCGCTGCCGCATCGTCAGCTGACGGCGCAGCCGGATGATGGACGGGGAGTTCCCGCGCCAGATCCGCCACCGCCGGGCGGCCCGCTGCCGCCAGTTCAGCGGCTGCCCGTTGCGGCCCCGCGGCACGACCAGCCGGCGGCGCCACAGCCTGCTCCACCGGCTGCGGGCCATCCGGGTGCGCCGGGCGCGGAACCAGGCGCCGAGGCCCTGCGGGGCGCCGGGCAGCAGCCGCCACGGCGCGAACCACGGCCGGTGATGCGACAGGTGCGGGTTCGCCCTGAACCGGGCGCGCCAGGCCCGGCGCCGGGCACGCATCGCGCGCCGCCGCGTGCCGCGGGAGCCAGCCATGCCGGGCCTGCCGCGCAGGTGCCACCAGGCGTACGCCAGCCGGCCCGGGCCGTGCGTGCGGGCACGGGCGCGGGCGCGGGCGCGCCAGGCCCGCGGGTGCCGGACCGCGGCCCAGCTCCGGCGGAACCACCTGCGGCTGGGCGGCGGAGCACCGGTCGCCCGCCGCGGTCCCATCCGGCGGCGGCCCCAGGAGAGCGGGTTGTACCAGTGCCGGCCGCCGGGCGAACGGCGCGTCCGGCTGGCGGTACTGGCAGGCCGGCGGCTCCACGGCGCGTACCAGCGACGGCTGCCCGGCCGGCGAGTCCGCGGGTGCCGCGGGCTGCCGCCTGGCCGCCTGCTCCACGGCGCGAACCAGCGGCGCGTGCCCGCCCGGCTCCGGGAGCTACCGCCGCCGGTCCCGGCCCGGCCGCGGCGGGTCCAGGCCGGGCGGAACCGGCGCCGGGCGGCGCTTCCGCTTCCTGGCCGCCGTCCGGCGCCGGTTCCGGGACCGCGGCGGCTCCCGGTAAATGCCCGGGAACCACGGCGGAACGGCGCGAACCTGCCCGAACCCCGGCGAGAACCGCCGAACCCGGCGCGAGAGCGCCCGGTACCGCTTCCGGGGCGACCGGAACGGCCGAAAGGGCGGCGCCGGGAGCCCGCCAGGCCCGTGCGGCGGCGCCCGGAACCGGTGCCGGGTGACCGGAAAGCCGCGCCCCGGCGGCGGCCTGTGCCGGATCCGGGGCGCAGCGGGACCCGCAGGCCCTTGCCCTTCTGGCCCGGGTAGTTCAGGTTGCCGCGCCGGGAGCCGCCCCCGCCGCGCAGGTGCGACTGGCCGCGATTGCGCCAGTGCCGCAGGAACCGGGGGACGAACATCAGGACCCCCGCGGTAAGCACCAGGCCGCCGATGCCGATGCCCGTCCACTCCATCGTGGTGCCGCCGACAGCGTGGGTCAGCGCGACGACGCCGCCGGCGAGGATCACGAGGATCAGCAGCCGGCGGCGCCACCGGACCTGGCCGTCCGGGGCGGGCGGCGCGCTAGGCCCGGTGCTGGTCGCCATGGCCGGCTCCGTTGCTCATCGTCCGGGCCAGGGTCACGATCCGGTCCGCGGCCCGCCGCCGGGTGGCCAGCGCCCCGGTCAGCCGGCTGTCCCCCGCCAGCGACCGGATGCTGGGCCATGGCTGCCGGCTGTGCGCCAGCTCGGTGGCCATCTCGGCCTCTACCGCGGCCCGGGCCGCCGCCAGCTCCGGCACGCGGGCCGCACGCACAGCCTGCGCGCGTGGCTCCCGCGTCTTGTTCCGGCTGACCGGAGATTCTTCCCGGGCGGGAACCGCGGAGCCGGCAGCTGTGACCGGCCTGGCGCCAGTCCCGGCCCCGCGGCTGTTCTCATCCTTGCGCTCGCGCCGCGAGCGGTACAGCGCGATGGCCTCGGCTGGCTTGGTCACGCCCGCCCAGGTGGCCCGGGACATCACGATCAGGCACCGGAACGGGTGGTAGGCCCAGCGGGCACCGCCGAGCCGGGCTGCGTGATCCTCGATCAGGCCCTGGGCCTTCAGGTCGTCGCGGGACTCCCGGTTGGAGTGGATGCCCCACAGGGCCGGGCTGATCGCCGAGGCGAGGGCGAACGCGACGGCGTACGCGGTCGGGCGCCAGTGCGGGCCGCAGAAGTGGCTGTAGTTGAGCGCGCCGATGCCCAGCGCGACGGTGTAGGCGGCCAGCCGCAGCCGGAACGCGGAGTCGTGCGACTTGCGGGCCAGGTGCGCCTGCCAGGCGAGGTAGACGGCGATCGATTCCAGGGCCAGCGCCATGATGTCGGCGATGGCGAGCGGGATGATCACGCCGGGCTGGACGTGCCGGTGGGAGCGGAAGAACGAGGCCTGGCCGTAGAACGCGACGAAGTTGACCGCGACGATCGGGATAGCCGCCAGCCAGGCCCGGTGGCCGCGGGTCCGCTCGGCGAACGCGCCGAGGGCCAGCAGCGCGGCCACGGTGATATCGCCGGGTGCCCTGGAAGGACCTGGGGTGCGGGAACTATCGTGGCTCACGGGCCTCCACCGCCTAGCTCGGTGTTCTTGGCTCAAGGGAGCCCGGCTCGTTCGCGCGGGCCGGCCTCCCGGAATTGCTGGCTCTCAATGTATCACGCTGTCGGTTAGCAGTGTGACAGGTAAAGTCACTTTGAGCCATCAGAGCAGGTGCAGCGGCCTCGTTTCGTCTTCTCGGCATGACAGTTCGCGCAGAGTATCTGGAACCCTTCCGGCCAGCCATTAGCTCTGAGCCAGTGAGCCAACGGGAACCCTCCGGTCCGGCGGGTCTCTTTCCGGTGTGCCGCGCCGTTCCCGTCCACGTGATCAATCTGCAGGAACGTGCGCCTGGAGATCCCGCAGCACACGCACTTGCCGCCGTAAGCGCTGAACATCGCATCGACAACCCGGTCCTGATACTCCGCGGCATACCTGGCATTGCATGCCGAGCAGTACGCCGTGTGCCCGTCCTTCCGGCCCTTGTGCTCAGGAAACGCTGACCAGGGCTTGAAGTCGACGCATGACCCGCAGACCTTGCCGTCATCCTCGTTCAGGCCCTGCTCGGCCAGCCATGTGCGGAACGCATGCCACCGCGGAGCATGCACGTAAGTGAGCTGCCTGTTCGACGCAGCGCCCGGGTTCCGGAAATCCGCCAGTGCAGTGCAAGGATTTCCCTGCTCCGCACCGCAGCCCCCCGGGGTGCACGCGAAGCGCTTCCGGATGAACCCGTGCAGGCTCCGGGTCCCCTCGATCTTCGGCACGCACTCAAGAGTATCAGCCTGTCTTTACAGGAACGAGCTAAAAAGCCAGCTCGCCGGCGTGCGTGGCCCTAGCTGCCACAGCGGTCACCGCCGGCTGAACTGGCTCTGAGCCAAGCGTAAGCCCGGCTCAGGAGTCACGCGGGGGTCATTCCGGGGTCATTCCGCGCTACCGTTGAGCCATGGCCAACACAGCACTCGCCGAGGCCCGCCGCGTGGCCGGGCTGAGCCAGTACGACCTGGCCCGGGAGATCCGGCGGGCCGGCTGGCTCACCGGCCACGGCAACGGGTGCACCCGCAGGATGATCCAGCGCTGGGAGACCGGAGCCACCCGGCTGCCGCAGGCGCGGTACCTGCTGCTGCTCGAGCACGTGCTGGGCCAGCCGGCTGCGAGCCTCGGCTTCGACGCCGACCTGCGCTACAAGATGAGCCGTTCCGGCTGCCGGACCCGGCGGAGAGCTACGGCCCGATGTCGGGCATCTGGCTGTCGACGTACACCTACGAATCGTCCGGCCGGGGCGC